CGTCTGCGGCATGCTGTGCGTGCCGGTCCCCAGCGTTACGGCGCTCGGCACAGTCTTCACGCCCTGCAGCATCTGCACGATCGTGGCCTGCCCGACGGTGACCTCCGGGATCACATAGCGCTGCTCGTTCGTGACCGTGAAGGTCTGCGCCGTTGTCGAGAGCGCGGACGAGGAAAACGTGCTCTCCGCGTTTTTCAGCCGGTAGGGATAGACCGTCGCTGTCATAGTGACAAAGCCGTCCGCGTCATAGCCGAACACCGCCCGCCCCAGCCAGTAATGAGATGCAAGATCCGGCGTCCAGATCCTCACGCGCCGGCCGCCCCATGTGTTCTGCAGCGTCTCGGCAAGACCGCAGGCACCCGGGCCCGGCGGCAGCGGCGAGACGCTGCGGAACAGCTTGCAGCTCACCGTCCGGGGCTTGTAGTTAGGGAAGCCCTGGGGCGCCTCGCTCACGTCCAGCATCCCGTCGAGCCCCTTGATCTCGATATAGTCCGTCCGCACCTCCGGCGCGGATATGACAAAATCGTCCTGCGCCACCGCGAGGCCGTAGTGGCTCAGGGTGTCATCGACGCCGTACTCCGCCGCGAAGTCAGAGTTGTTGGAAAATTTCAGTCCGTAAAAGCTCATATCGCACCTCTCTCGGCCAGCACCTGCCGTCCGCCCAGGGCGGCGTCCATATCGGTAACGATATAGCCCACCAGGCGATTGCGGTCGATGTACATGCGCAGATTTTTCAGCTGCGCCGCTGCCGTGGAGCGCACATTGTAGTCAAGGGTCGAGGTAAACGCCCCTGTCGCCAGCGCGGAGGCGTCGGTCATAGCGTCCCGCACCAGGGAGGTATTGTCCAGGATGCCCTCGGCAAAGCCCGCCATGGTGTAGCCGCCGATCTCCGCGAAGACCTTCGAGGGGGAATGGATGCCCAGCAGGCCCTTGGCCCAGCCGATGATGTTGTTGATGGAATCGCGCACAGCCTGCCACACCGCGCTCACCGCGTTCAGGATGCCGTCCTTCAGGCCGAGGAACAGGTCATAGCCCGCGCTGATCATCTCCGATTTCCGCCCCTTGATCGCGCCTACGAGGCCGGAAATGATGCCGGGGATCGCCGCCAGAATGGCTATCATGATCTGCGGCATATTTTGGATCAATGCCGTGAGCAGTGCCATCCCGGCATCGGCAATCGCCGGTATATTCTCGCCCAGCGTGGCCGTGATGCCGAAAATGATCTCTGGCAGCGACGCGCAGATGGTGTCGATGATCTCCGGCATTGCGCCGATAAGGCCCACAAACAGCACGAACCCCGCGTTTACGATCTCCGGGACATAACCCACAAGCGATGTCACGATGGTCGTCACAAGCCCCGGAAACGCCGCGACGAGGCTGTCGATTATGCTCATGGCAGCCGCCAGCAGCCCCGGGAGCACCGCGTCCGCAAGGCCCGGCAGCTCCGCCACGATCACGGGCGCAAGGCCGGTCACGACCTGCCCGACGCCCTCCAGCGCCTGCGTCACCACGGGCGCGAGATTCTCGCCGAAGGTCATGACGCTGTCAACAAGATCGTCGATCAGCCCGCCGAGATCCTGGCTGTCGTCCGCCATGCCAACCAGCAGATTTGACCAGGCGGCCTTCATGCTGCCGAAGCTGCCGGAGATCGTGGTGCTCGCCTCCAGCGCCGTCGTGCCGGTGATCCCCATTTCCGTCTGGATCACGTGGATCGCCTCCACGATGTCGGCGTAGCTGGATAGATCGTACTCCACGCCGGATAGCGCGGTCGCGTCCTTCAGCAGCCGCTGCATCTCCTCCTTCGTTCCGCCATAGCCAAGCTTCAGATTGTCCAGCATGGTGTAATTCTGTTTGGCAAAGCCCTGATAGGCGTTCTGGATGGAGGCCATATCCGTGCCCATCTTGTTGGCGTTGTCGCTCATGTCCGTGATGGCAAGATCCGCAAGCTCCGCCGCAGCGGCGGTGTCTCCGCCGAGGCCCTGCAGCAGAGATGCAGAAAAGCTCGTCACGGTATCCATGTATTCGTTGGCGGAGAGCCCCGCCGTCCGATAAGCGCTCGCGGCGTAGTCCATGACAGCGTCCGCGCTGTCCTTGAACAGCGTCTCCACGCCGCCGACGAGCTGCTCATACTCGGCGTAGCCCTGCACGGCCTCCTTCACGATCGCACCCACAGCGGCCGCGGCCGCGGCAGTCGCGGCCCCGGCGATCTGCCCGGCCTTGCCCAGCACGGAAGCCATGCTGGTGGCTGCCTTCTGTCCTCCGTGAGCGCCGGCCTCGTCGCCGGCATCACCGAAAGCGTCTTTCAATGCGCTTCCGAGCCCCTCCGCCGAGGGGACGATCTGCACATAAGCCTTTGCCAGTTCAATCGACATTTTCCTTCACTTCCTTTACGATCCGCGCCCGCGCCGCCTCAAAATCTGCGCCCGTGCAATAGCCCTTTACGTTCCCGCCGTCTTTTTTCGGCGCTCCCTCGCCCGTGAGGGCGAGCAGGATGCTCCGGGGGCGGTTCTGGTTCTTCGCGCCGTTTTCCGTCTGCGCCCAGGCGAGGAACGCCAGGCTGTCCGCGCAGGACGCCATGAGTAGCGTCGCGGTGTCCAGCTTCGCGCCGCTCATTTTCCGCATGATGCGGGAATCGGGCGCGAGCCCCGCGGCCAGCGTCGCCGCAAGCCGGGGGTCAAGAGCCCGATAGTCGAGGATGTGATAGGTCTGCGCGAAGTCGCAGATCAGCGCGTCCTCATCCGCCGCCAGCATCGCGGCCAGCGCGATTATTTTTTTTTACTTTTTAGCGCGGTGAAGATCGCCTTGAGTTCCTCCTTCACCCGCGCCAGGGGAACGCGCCCGCCGTCGACTGCGAGGTGCTCCATGAACCGCTCCTCGTCCTCGCCGAGCAGGAAACTCACCACGTCGCACACGGCGGTGTAATCCTTCTCACTCTCGCGCAGGAGCTTCAAAAAGCGGAAATCGTCCAGCGCCTCCTCGTCGATCTCACACTCAAATCCCGAGAGGGTCTCGATTTTTGTCGCCATATTTTTATCCTCCTCAATCGTCGCTGTCGTCGCTGGGCGCGGCGATGATGTACTCATAGTGCCGGTTGCCGGAGCTGTCCTTCGCGGCCTTGATCGTCGTCTGGTAGCCCACCGCGCCGGTCTCGGAATAGGTGATCTCGCCGACCGCGGTCACGGTCGCGCGCGGGATCACGACGCGCTTGAGCGCGCCGTTGCGGAGGATCATGTCGATCACGACGACGTGCGCCTCCATCTCGTCGTCGTTGGCCTTGATGGTAATGCCGGTCGCCAGCGTCCCGCTCACGTTGTCGGAGCCGTAAACCTCCTTGAGCACGTCGATGTTCATGATCTCGATCAGCGTGTACTGGAAGGTGTCCTCCTTGTTCGCGGTCTGCCGGAGCACCTCATCCCCGCCCCACGCCTTCACCACGTCGGAGGAGGGCGTGTTGTTGTTTTTGACGCCGTCCTCGCTCACATAGCCGAGGCTTTTGAAGGCTGCGGCCAGCTCCGCCGTGGCGGAGGTCGGGAGCGCCGTGCCCGTGGGCGCGACAGAAATAGCGCCGCCCACGGCAGGCGCGGCGGCGGATACGTTTTCAACAGTGTTCATATTTCACCTCAATAATAAACTTCGCACACCGCCTGATAGCGGTATTCCTTGGTGGATGTATCTGTGTACTCGTAGTCGCTGTTGATCTTTACGCGGAAAACGCCGTCCGCCGGGCCCATTTCGTCCAGGGCTGCGACGGCGCGGTCGCTCAGGAGCATCGCCTCGTAAAGGCTCGGCGCAATGCTCTGGACGGTGAGCGTCGCCTCGTGTATGCGGTTTTCCTTGCCGGAGCCGGTCTTGCGGACAAGGCCGTATCTCGCGGGCGGCTTTTCGGGCTTTTCCATGTACCAGGGTACGTCCGGGAGCTTTGCCGCCAGATAGTCCTTTACGGTGATTTCTGTCATGACTGCAGTGCCCTCAGAAGCGCCCCGCCGCCGTCTCTCGCGCACGCGCGCATGGCGTCGGGATCTTCGGTGTAGACGGATGCGACGGCGCGGGACGGAAAGTTCTTGACCTCCGTCCCGTACCCGCTTCCTGCCCGCTGGGCGATCCCCTCCGCGAGCTCCTGGAGGCCCGCCGTCATCTCCGGCGATTTGCGCAGGGCGTTAAACCCGGCGATATTCAGCTCAACTCTGGTCTTGGACATAGCTCTCGACCCTCACCTTCTTGTTCCATCTCAGCGGGATGAGATCCTCGATCCCCTCCGTGGGATGTCCGATCACCCGGAAATCCTCGCCGAAAAACGTCACCTTGCGGTTTTCCCACTTGTGCGCGTCTCCCTTCGGGATAGCGAGCTGATACCGCGCCCGCCTGCCGGTGAGATTCAGCTCCTGCACGATCTCCTCGTCACTCAGAGGGGCGACGAGGACGTTTTTCACATTGACCGGGGTCTCGATATAGATCGGGCTGCCCGCGGGATCCGTGCCCGTCTGTGTGCGCTCCCACAGCGTAACGGTGATGCCCTTCATGTCGCCAGCTCCTGCACAGGGCTGTAGCTGCCGACAGAGGCGCCCAGCCCCAGCAGCCGCCGCTCGGCCTTGCCGATATACAGCTCGCCCGCGCCGCCGCCGGAACCCATCGTCCAGCTCTGCGTGTAGCCCAGCGCGCTCACGCTGCCCTGGGAAGCGCCCAGCGGCACGCCGACGTCCCCGCCGTCGCCAAGCGCCCGGATCACCATCCGGCAGGACGCCAGCTGCTTGGCATGGATGTCCGCCCTCGGCGCGAGCGCGTCGATCATGACCGCCGCATCGTCCAGCAGCGTTTCGCACAGCTCCCGCTCGTCCTCGCTCAGTTCGCGCGGCATACGCGCCTGCACATCGTCCGCGCTCGCGTATGCGGTCATGCGTCCGCCGCCTTCTTTGAGGACTTCCTCGCGGTCTTCGGCTTATCCTCGGGTGCGGGGGTGTTATCCGCGGGTGCGGGGGTGTCCGAATTGGACACCGGCACGTCGACGAGGCGATGCCCAGCCGCCTTATACTCGTCAACGCGGGTCTCATGCACCCACATCTCACCGCCCGTAACGGCGTTTATAAACCTAACCATATCAAGCCGCCGGCGTCGCGCCGGTGAGCAGGTTGAACACGGAAGTATCGGCGCGGAAACCGACCTCGATCTCCGCCATGACGGCGACCATGTTCTGCTGCCATAGGTTGATGGTGACGGCGTCGTCGCCGCTGCCGGACACGACAGAGGCGCTGTCGGACACCTTGATCTTCACGCCCTCGACGGTGCCGTACAGGGCCTTTGTCCAGTCACCGGCGATACCGACGACGGCGGGGGTCCCGCTCGCTCCGGCTGTACCTGCCTTGTACACGCCGCGGTTGAAGTAGGTGGGCACGCCGAGGATGCGGGGGATCGCGCCCTCGGAGACGTTGTTTACAAACAGCGGACGGCCGGTGGAGTCCACAGCGCTCAGCAGCAGGCCGCGCGCCTGCGGGCTCAGGGCAAAGCCGCTCAGCAGTCCGCCATGTGTGGCGATGTCGGTATCGGCGGCGACAAGGCCGTCATACAGGCTCGCGTCATCGGTGGCGATCAGGCTCTGCGCGGTGCAGGCGGCGAAGTTGTCGAAATTCTCGCCGGGCTTTTCAACAGCGCCGATAACGGTGCTGTCAAAGCACGTGGAAAGCGCACCGGGCAGCCGGGAGATCAGAGTGTCATACAGCGCCTTCATGTCGCGCAAAAACTCCGTCGAGAAGGTCTCGATCACAGCGATCTTATACGCCTGCATGACCTTCTTGTCCAGGCCCGCGTTGGAAACGGGCTTTGCCGCAGTTTCCGCGACCCACGCCGCGGTGGGATCGCCGGTAATAACGGGGATCGTCAGACCGCGCCCCGGCAGGCTGATCCTGCGGGCAAGACGCATGACGGCGCTCTCCTCCTGGGTCTTCTGGATGATCTCCGAGCTGACCTCGGTCGGCAGGGCAATGTCTTTTCTGTTGATGTTTTCGGGCATACAATTATCCTCCTATGGTAGTGTTGAGATTGGACGCAAGCCAGTCCGCAAACTGGTCTCGCGTAGCCGGTGTGCCGCCGCCCGCGGCCTCTCCGCCGTCCTTCACGGCGGGATAGCTGCCGGGCTTGGCGAAATCGAGGATGCCCTGCGCCTGGGCGCGGGCGGCCTCCTCCGTGTCGGCGGTGATGAGCTCCGCCGGCACGCCCGTGTCCTTCGCGACAGACGCCCGCATATCCCGCAGGCTGTTCGCGGCCTTGAGGCCGTCGAGCTCCGTCTGCAGCGCCTGGGCGCGCTCCTGCGCCTGCTGCAGCTCGGCGCTGTTGTCCTTGCCCTCCAGCTCGGTGATGCGGCTCTGTGCCGCCGTCAGCTGCGTCTGGAGGTCGGTCACGCCCGTTTTGGCGCTGTTGATGTCCGCCCCGTTGAGGTTCAGGATCGCGTCGATCTGCTCCTTCGTGGCGTCCGGGAATACTGCCGTGATGTCTGTTCGCTTCATGTGTGTCCTTTCTCCGCTCACGCTTTGATGATGCGGGTCGCCTCCGCTGCGGTCGGCAGTTTTACGACGTGCCGGTCCATTTTGGGTATAACAAACGCCGGTGTCCGAAATGGACATCGGCGGTGCTATTCGATTTGCTGCCGCGCG